GTTCGGCTGCCCATTCAGACAGCCTATCTTTTGTTTCAGTAAGTCGACTGAGGAGAAGGTCTATTTTTTGTCTTGTAACTTGTGCCGTACTGTCGACCTGTGTAGACTCTATTTTTGCGACTGTTTCGCTTTTTGCCGCTCTCTTTGCCGTAGTACAACAAACGGCTACTATTGCAATAGTTAATACTGTGATTGATTTAAAAGTTTTCATGCTTTTTTTGTTATGGTTTTAACGTTTTCGAGTCGAGCATTAAGCTCTTCTATTTCTTTGCTCATTTTTTTGTTTTCGGTCGCCAAGCGTTGAACGTCGTACCGTAATTTTGAGTTCTCTAGGCGAAGTGCTGTTATCTCCTCTACAAGTATCTTGTTTTTTTCGACAAGCAGGTCGATGCTCGCCTGCATCTCGTGCAGGAAGTCGTTTTTCGATTTTTTACGACCTGCAAGCCAAGCAATTACACTTGTTATGGGAGCAATGATATATCCGATAAAATTAGTCCAATCGTTCATAATATTACATTTAGGTCAACACGTCCATTAATGCCGTCAACACTATCAGTGACGGAATACTGCCAACAAACAAAGCTACTCCATCCCTTAGGCAGCTTTGGCTTAACTGCAGGATTAAATACAGTAGGGTAACTCGCTATCCATAAAGGTATATGTGTAAGTCCGCCGTTACTGCGATTATTAAGATATGGGGCATAGGAGTATATCCACATTTTATATCCATGCTCTTTTAGGCGATTTTCAAAAGAGAGTACCCATTTATCGAATGCAGCTCCTTTAAATACTATATTATTAGTATCCTCTATGTCGAGAGCAAGAGGAAAGTCGGCTTTTCCAACCTCTTTCTCGATAGCTCGTACAAAATGGATAAAGGTGTCCGCCTCTGTTTTTGCATCGTTGCCTTTGGCAAAATGATAGAATCCTATGCTCAGTCCAGCGGCTTTTGCTCCTTTGGCTTGCTCTATGTCCTGTTTTAGGTTGAAGTTGCCAGTTCCTTCGGTCGCCTTGATAAAGACAAATGATATGCCGTGTTTTTTTACGCGGTTGAAGTCGATGTTCTTTTGGTAAGCCGATATGTCTATTCCTTTGTTCATATTTTTCAGTATTTTATTCAAAATTACTCTACCCGTATAAGCTGCACAAAAACTGCTGTCATTTTGTCACAACTATATTAAACTCTCCTCCATTCTCCTCATACTCTTCGTATGATGTACTAAATCTTAGCGTCCTTATTCGTAGCCCATTTGTGTTATTGTTCGAGGTGCTTACCCCCGACAACATAAGTGGTTGTGCGTATCCGTCGTCGGGTTGCCAGCCGTGCAGGGCTTCCGTCAGGCAGTGTTCTAACTCAAAGTACTGCATAGCGTCTTGTTTTGCTCCGTCAGGAGCGGTCTCATAGCTTTGTGAATACACTGCAACCAAAAGGCGTACTCTTACCTCTACTGTAGCCGTCAGTCCACCGAGAGCAATATTCTCGTATGTGGTATCCGGAAAGTCTATCAATGCCGCGGGAAACGACACGCTCGGTCGCAACTTACTATTACTCTCTTGTCCAAAGTCTTGCTCTATCCATTTTATCAGAGGTACTTTTTCGCTGATAGTACGCTGTAAGTCGAGATAATATCTGGCAAAAAAATTATTCATATCTTGTCCTTTTTATTTATAGTCTACGTCCAGTTCTATACCGATATCTCCGATTTTGAGAGAGCTTATCCGTAGCCCCTCTTCGAAGAACTCACGGCGTATTTCACGCACCAGTCGCTCTGGTGTGGTTTCTTCCGTATACAGACTGATTCCTACTCCTTTCAGAGGTTTCTCCTTAAACTCCCCTTTGTTTGCCTCTATTATGAGTTTGGCGTTCTGCACCGCAATATCGCCTATTACCATTCGGGGACTGTTACCGTCAATTAGGATATCGCCAGTCTCACTGTTTAACAAAATTCCTTTCATTGCTCTTTAAATGATATTTTATCAATGCTTAAACCGCTCGTCCTCAAAATTCGATTTTATAGGCTCTTTCGTGCTTAGTTTAATAGTCAGACCTAATGGAGCACCATTACCGGTAACAGGGTGTGTCGAAAGCATACTGCTTAATTTCGACAAGTCGTTATATACGTGTCCCATCCACTCTATCATCTTGTCTATCTTTACCAGACCGCTATTATTGCCATTGTTAGCTACAATGCCATCTTTATCGAGTGTGAGCGTGGTATCGGCTATCCTTGCCGATAGGTTGTCATATTCGGATGCTGCTATAACATATAGGTCGCCTCCTTCTATTTTCGACACCAATACAAATGCCCCCGCTTGGGGAGTGAGTACGACTCCGTTCTGTCCCTCGGTAATCGGTTGCAGGCGTACGCCGTAATACTTCGTTCCTTCGTCCGATATGGTACAGGTACGTTCTTTTATGTCTACGTCCACAACCTCGGCAAGCATCATCTCTCCTGTCTTTACCACTTTGTTACAGAAGTCTGCAAACAAACTCCTCACCTCACTCTCTGTCATTGCCATAGTATATCAAACTTAATTTTTGTCGTCCTCCTTTATCGTCAAAACTACCGTCGATACTTTCCACGAAGTATTTGCCCCCTCTTTCGGGAAAGCGTTCGTCTATAATTTGGCATACGTCGCCCTTACCGAAAAAAGGCATAAGAAAGGCAGTAATTGTACCTTTATACCCCTTGTAGTCCTCTTGCTTTTGTAACTCTTCTCTTACAGACTTCAGGAAGCTCTCGGGTAGTCCTGCCCGTACCTTTACCTCCTTTATATTATCATACTTGCGTTGCTCCGACTTAGTACGTTTTACCTCTCCTTTGGGAGACTTCTGTAGTAGATTTATTGATAGCTTCGTTTCCGTATCGTCCTTCTTGAGCTCCTTGTCCTCTACCGTGTTCCATCCGATACGCAGCTTATGTGTTGGGTGCGGTATGGCATATCTCGATGCACCGACATATAGTATATCGCCATCAAAATACACGGCACATAGGCATTCCCGCTGAAACCATTCCAACACATTGCGACCAGGTACGTTTTTGAAGGTTAAATTTTTCAGTTTGACCTCAGGAATATATTCCGAGAGTTTTATATCCGTACCTGCGGTAAGGTCTTCGAGCACTCCCCTGATAGTCGTATTTTTGTAAGACCTCGTAAACATTACATCCTTCAGACAGTACGAGTACCCCTCACACTCAAGTACAAGTGGCTGTGCGTAATTGATACGCCTTATAAAGCCTTTGAAAAAACAGTGTCTGTCGTAGTTATAACCCAGCCAAACCTCTACGTTGTCTCCCGTATGAAATACCGTATCGCTTGGCGGAGTAGCCAAAGACGAAAATATGGTATTGTTTTTTCCTGTATTAGTAAGGTATGGGGTTAATGGCAAACTTATCGAACAGGTGTCGGCAAAATTCTTTACACTCTGCGACCATTTGACGGCAGAAGGCTTTATCCCTCGAAATCGTGTAATGACGCCCTCACTATTATTGACAACCTCTATGTCTGCTATCATTCTAAACACACCGTTCAACTCCTATCTACTATAAGACTATCTACATAATCACTCTCAAGCGTCATCGTAAAAGGACGGTGACGTATGTTACTGCCTTTTATCTCGGGCAGTTCGAGGCTCTCTACTACCACCTTGTTGTTGCCCGGCATAAACATGTCTGTCAGTCCGCACCACAGTTCAAGGGGTTCTATATTTTTTGATATCTCTATCAGACGTTCGGTCGCCTCTTTGGGAAACCTGCCGTCCTCGCCCAATAACACACCTTTTATTGTTATCACCCAGTCGCCAGCCGAGAATAGCTCTTTGACAGTGCCCTCACGTTCAGCAACGGCAGTTCTTATTATCGTATTGCGTCTATTACAGCTGATTGTAGCACACGGAATATGCAGCTCCTCGCCCCCCGACACAAGTGCAATAGGCATCATTACGTCTATCCCCCGGTATTTGGAAGAAAGCCATACGCCGTCTGTCGTTTCACCGTTACGATTACCGACATCGACCAAGTACTTTTCTCCTATATTGCCACTCCATTCGTTGTTTTTTGGTACCACGTATGGTTTTGCAAAATATGTCCTATATATATCCCTGATGTCGATTACTATATTGCTCATTGTGCATATCCTCCCTGTACTACCACTCTACCAAACATCTCAAGTATACGCGACTCTATATCGCTCGTACCCTCTTGTAAGGTCTGAGGATAAATGTTGATGTTGTCCAAGAACTTGCCGAGTGTAATATTAACCACTTTGGGACCACCCGAGGTGATAGAGCCGGCTATCTCTGTAGAGCCACTTGTCCCTTGTAGCTGGTTTTCTATTATCTTAGAATTGGTGTCCTTCCCATCGGCAGCAGTATCCTTTGGCATAAGGGCTTTCATCTGCGACTCCAACGATATTATAGATTTCTGATATGCTTCGGCCGCACGTTTTGCCTCGGCAGCCTTTTCACCCGTCATAAATGGGGTATTGTACTTTGTCATATCGAGGAGAGCTTTTTGCTCTGCTGTCTTCGCTGCCCATTGCCTTTGAAGCTCGGGACTCCACCCGTTTGGAGAGTAGTCGGTGGGAACGCCATTTTTATAATAAAATACCGAACCATCGTCTCTTATATTGGCATTTTCAAGTCCGTATTGCTTCAGCATCGCAAGTTTTTCCTGCCCGATTCGTCTGTTTTCTCTATTTACATATTGCTGTGTCTCGTATGCGACAACATATTCCATTTTATCGGCATACCGCTTTTGGATACGCTCTACCATACCGCTAAGGATAGCCTTTTTCATTCTATCGTCGTACTCGGAGTTAACCTCCTTGAGCCTATCTCTAAGGTCTGCTACGGTCATCTTTTCGGTATCGAGATTCTTTAACAACTCCGGATACCGCCTTTGGATTTCGTCTATGAGTTTTAGTCTTGTATCTTGCTCTCCGTTGTGCCGTATCAACTCATTCATGAGATGGTTTACCTCTACCTTCTCCGCAGCTATTTTTTGTATAGTGGGTGTTGCCACCCACTGCTTTGTTATGTCGACTACGTTTGACAAAGAGGACACGAGTCTTTTGGTTAGTGGAAGCATCCGTTCGCCGACGGCAACTTTCAGTTGCAATATACCGTCTCGTAAATTAGAAATCTGCCCCTCTGTAGTTTTCGCTTGCTCCGCCATCATACCCATAAAATTCTTAGACTTCAATATCTTGGGTAGTGCCGTTATCATCTCCTCCGTACTTGCCAATAGTTCTCCATTCTTAGAGACCCCTTTGCCCGTTGCCTCTATCCAGTCTTTCTGCGATATAAGTAAGTCTCTAAACATCCGGGAGGCATCACCTTTTTGTCCCGTAGCAAGCTGCGAGTAGGCTGTCATCACTTGCTCTAAGGGCTTACCCGCAGCGGCGGCAAGGTCTCCGAGCATTATCAGGTTTTCTCGGCTGTATCGACCCAACGACTGCAATTTGTTTCCGCCCTCTACGACAGATTCGAGAGAGAAGGGAGTTTTTTTAGCTATGTCGAAGTATTCATCCATACGTTCCGAAGCCCCCGAGCTACTCTGCAATAGGGTTTTTAGTGTTACGCCATAACGCTCTACCTGTGCGGCGGCCTTGACTATCGTATTAAGCTCGTCAAAAACTTGCCGTCCCAGAAGGGCAGCTCCCATACCAACAACTCCTACTGCTCCAACTCCCGTAGTTTCCTTCAGCTTGGAAAAGAACCCTCTGGTTTTTGTAGTACAACTTGCCGTAGCCACCTCCAGTTCCTTGATACGAAGTTTTATTTGGTCTATCATACCAGCGTAGGCTTTTGCTCTGTTTATGTCGGTAGAGCTTGCATACATCTGTTGCGTACGGTTTAGTAAGGCACTAAGCTGTGCCATAGACCTACCGCTCTCGGAGAACTTACCATTGAGTCGCCCCAAGTCACGTATGGCAGAGTTGGTACCCGATGGATTATATTTGAATGAAATGAAATAATTTACACTATTGTCCGACATATTATTTTTTTTATTACCTTTGCTGCAAATATCACTCTTAACACACAGTGAGTATGAAGAATACTTTTAAGTTTCTATTTGGCATATTTGTGGCATTCGTAGTCTTAGGATTAATACTATCGTATATCCTCGAATCCGGCGTACCTCTTTGGAGCGGTATAATTATTGGGGCTCTTTTATGTTGTGGTACACTATTCTTAATGTTGATTTTATATTGGCTTTTTAGATAATTCCACGACCAACACCCTGCTCCCAAAGCTTAAGAGCAATCCCTGTTCTGAAATAAAACAACTCCTCATTTTCTCTCAGCATTTCACTCCCGAAATACATGAGTCCAAATGTAGTTACCGTTTCATAGCTTCCCAAAGATTGCTCTTTGCCCCTGCCTACAGTTTGTAAAAAGTGCTTTTTTTTAAATTGATAACACTCTCAACCTGTAGCATTGCACTGATAAAATACTCCTCTTCGTCTCTAATTTCATTATCGCCGTCAATCCAAAGTTCCGACATTACGAACGAGCAAGCTTTATCCATACCTTCGGTTAGGTATAGATACGAATAGTTTGCCACTTCAGAGGCTCTAATAGGTCTTAGCACAGCCAATTTTCCCTCTACCTCGATGACGTTCAACTTACGAGGAGCGTACTCTTTTTGCCACTCCTCGACACGTTCCTTTCCGAAACGCTTACAAAGCACCTCGAATCCTGCGTTCCCAACTTTTGTGGTTTCTTTTACCATTTCTTTTGTTTCCATCTTACCTCTTGATTTTACATTTGAATAATGTCCATTGCAAGGAACGGAAGAGTTACCTCCCGCATTTTTGCATTTTGCTCCATAGAGTTTACTGCCTCGGTAAAGGCTATACCTCTAACGTTGAATACCGTTTTCTGTTCGGCTGCCGTTTTCTGCAACTTCACCGTCATCACGATAGCCTCGTGTGGTACTTCGGTGATGTCAGAGTAGCCTGCCATCATAGCGGCTCTATTCATTGCGTCGAGCTCGAAGCCCAATACCTTGATGCTTCCCTCGCATTTTATATTACCCTCCTGTATGTCGAGCGGATTCTGCCCCGTGCCATACAAGTGCTCCTTCTCTACGGTCTTTTTTAACTCAAAGCCCCTAAGACCGTTGATACGCCTACCCAGCAGGATAAGCTCACCATGCTTCCATGCACACTCACTGCTTCTGATATTTATATTTGCCATAATTCAATTAGTTTTTCTTTATTGAAGCCGTCAGACCAAGTCCGACAGTTATCCAAGTTAGATATCCCAAAGGCAGAACTTTTATTTCTATCGGCAGAGTAGATGTATTTACCAAATCTGCCTCAATATCTACCTTTACCACCACGGCAGACACTTGTCCTTTAAGCCCTGTCAGAAGCGAGGACTCTATCGTATTTTCTATATACGATGCCTCCGAATCATTGATAGTGCCATTGCTTTTGAGCGTTACAAAGTTTTCGACGAATGGCTGAAAAGCAATCGACGCTATGCGTTGTGCTTTGTCGATTACCCTGCCGTGAGCGAGTATTCTGAAGTCGTCGTCTGTACACATTTTGTCTACCCCAAAAAAGTACCCTGCTACTCCTACGCGGTGATGGAATGTCAGGAAGCCCGCATCGTGCAGGTTTTCCATGTCGAGCCTATTCTCGATAGGCTTCGTACCAATATATATGCGTTCTGCAGACAAAGAGCCGTTCTGCCCGCTGCCGAGCTTTACGTGTGCCGGATACTTTACCGCACGAGCCAAGGCAAGGCTAACCGCAGCCAAACCATCCGCCCTTGTGCTACCAAGCACCACTGCTGCATATCCGTTAGCCTGCTCACTCGGTTTGTAAGTATTCGTTGCGTCTTCAGCGGCAACTCGCCCCTCGATAAACACCCTCAAAGGATTGTTCTTTGCCTGTTGTGTTTGCCCAAGTACCTTAGCCTTTCCCACGGCGGCGGCTACGTCTCCACGGCCGTATTGCCCCATTCCCTCCTGGTCGACACCCTGGCCCGCAAGACCGGGGCCGACGTCGTCATGCCGCTCTACCCGCTGGCGCCCCACCACACGTGGCAGGAGGCGCACCAGCTCGTTCTCAACCTGTATCTGCGCATACTCTCCGAGAATCCGGATAAGCGGATCATCCTCATGGGCGACAGCTCTGGCGGGGGCCTGGCGGCCGTCATCGCCCTATCGCTTGCGGAGCGGGGAATTCGGCAGCCCGACGAATTGATTCTTCTATCCCCCTGGGTGGATGTCACCCATACGAATCCGGATATCGCAGACTACGTCGATGTCGATCCGCTCATGGCCCCCGATCCGCTCACGGTCATCGGGCAGACATGGGCGGGCGAGACACCCACGACCGACTGGCACCTGTCCCCCATCTACGGAGACCTCTCCGCCCTGGAAAGGGTCACCACATTCGTAGGAAGCCGGGAGATATTCCTGCCGGATAACTCGCTCTTCCACGCCGAACTCATCAAGGCGGGCACCCATTCCACACTGCACATCGGGGAGAATCTCAATCACGTCTACCCGATGTCGCCCACACCCGAGGGCCGCAGGGCTCGCGAGGAGATCATCCGGATCATCACCGGCTCGCCGGCGGTTGAGAACCGTCAGCCGGATCAGACGGACCAGACGGGAACCGCTCGCACCCCGGCGGGGACGGGATAAGGCTGACGGGGCTGGCAGGTGACGGGCCC